CCGCCATCGTATTCCCAAGCATAACCCTCCGTAATCATTTGTTCATTTAAGGAAACAGTATCCTCGCCAACATAGAGCCAACCAAGAAGCCTGCCATACTTCCCCATGCCACCCACAAGTTCTGTTCTAATAGTGAGTTCTTCATCTCCTGCAATTGTATCCTCCAAATGTTTTTTCATCCAGTTAGTAGCATCTAATCCCAATGCTTTCTCTTCCAAGTCTCTTGTTCTTTTCTCTGGCGTATCAACTCCTGCAATTCTAACTCTTTCTTTCTTGAATAAATCAAACCCAAGATCAATGGTGACATCAATAGTATCCCCGTCAAGAACACGGTTAATCTCCGTCACTCGGAAGTTGTAACAAGACTTCCTGCTTGGTGGGGTCATCGCTCCCATAATCGAACTCCATATCTTCTAAAGCATTATTTAGCATCTCGTCTAGTGGAGTTCTTTTCTTTTTTGATTCATGATCTCTTAATTTTTCTATCCACTCACCTGTAGGAAAGTCATGTCCCATATGTGCATCTGCTTTAGGTGCAAAATATCCTGCTCCAATAAAAGCAACCGCCACAGATCCAAACAGACCTATAGCGGCTACTACTTTCTCATTTGCTCGAACTCTTTCAGTGAGCTCCTTCTGTTTCTCCAGTAATCTCTGAACTTGAGATTCCAATACTGCTATCTTCACTTTGCTCATTTGGATACCAAGTATCATACATGAATATGTAGTAAATTGCAACTCCTACAGCAACAAGAAGGATACCTAACATTATATTAATTGACCATACTACTTCAGACATATGCTTCTGCAGCGAGTCTAACTGCTAGTGATAAGGAGACACCCATGATAGTAAGTCTGCTCATCCACCACATGATTTCATGTTTCATAATTAATGTCCCATTGGGATACCTGCAGACATAAGACGAGAGATGTTATCAATCTCTGAATTATTCTTACAGTAGTCAACAAAATGAGGATGCTCCCGTAAATAGGAGACATCCTCTTTGCTGTGTTCTATTGCTTCGTATGAATCTACTGCGTACTCGCAGATCTCATACTTGTTATGTTGTGTGTCGTGATAACCGACAGTGTAATGCTTTTGTGCAGTCAGGGGCATGATTGTTTCAATCCCATACTGCATATATTTATAGCACGGATTGAGTAATTGTGCCTAGTTCAGTGTGGACTTCCTAACCTGGTGTGGAGTTACTAACCTCTTCTTCAAAGAAAACACGATCACCATAACCAATCATCAACTTCTTCCAAGAACCACTCTCTAACTCTTGATATATTTCCAAGATAGATTCCTTTTCATTATTAGTAGTCCACTTTCTGGCCCACCATTCATTATCTTGATCATATCTATATCCTTCATCCGCTATGGTTCGGAGAAAGAATTGTTTCCTTTCATACTCTTCCATCTTACGATTGTACTCCTCATCAACAAAGAACTTTTTTAACCATCCCTCAAACTTATCTTGCCAATGGGTCATAATAGTATTGCACCAATTACAAATCCTTTAGCAAAGGCAAGACAGAGCATTTGATAATCAGTCAAGTTAAACTTGTCCTGTATCTTCTTTGCCCATTTCTTATCCAACTCTTTTACATTGTGTACAAACCCTTTCACTTTAGTGAATAGGAATGTTGAAGAATCTTTTGTCATTATTCTACAGAATTTTCATAGTTAAGGATAACATCAGCACATAAGAAACTCATCGGTGACTTTGGATGGAATTCAATTCCAACTCTTTTTAATTCACCACAGTTCCGAAGTCTGGCTATATCATAATCCAACTGTCGGTTCAATAGCATTTGCTTTTTCATTGCCCTGTCTGGTCCTTGACCAACACCAACAAGTGAAAGTCCTGCTACGACTGCAGTTGCTATAGCAATAACATTAACTGTTGTTTGATTTAAATACTTCATTAATACAAATTCTCCTCTTGTTCTGTTAATAAAACTAGATCTGATTCTGGATATGCAACACATGTAAGAACATATCCTTCTTCAAGTTGATCATCATCTAGGAAAGATTGATCTTCTTGATTGACTTCACCCTCTACAATTTTCATTGCACAAGATGAACATGCTCCTGCACGACAAGAAGAAGGATGATCTTGACCTCCTTCTTCTAATGCTTCTAATATATATTGATCTGAATCACAATCAACTACGTTCTCTGTTCCATCGGGTGAGCGAAGTGTAATAGAATATGACATTTTAGAATATTTGAAACCGTAGTATATATTAAATTATACTACTGGTGGTTTCTTATCTTTCTTGGGATCAAGACTTTCAGGAATGTCTGCTGCAATAATCTTCAACGGTAGTTGTTGAATCTTAATTGTCTGGACTGTTCCACCACTTCCACCATTGCCATCACCATTGCCATTGCCATTACCATTGCCATTCATCTTCATAGTACCATCACCCTTCTTGGATGCGGTTTGAATTCCGAAGCTGGCCAGAACCCCTGTAAAAACTGAGGCTATAAATGTCGGATCTATTTTCTGTTGTGGTATGCCTGGGATAGCTACGTAATTTAAAGTCAAAATTCCTCCCGACCACACTAAGACCCCCAAACGCACCATAGAACTGAGCAAAGCGGCTTGCTCATCAGCATCTGGAAGAATAGCATCTTTTAATTTACCCAGAGGCCCTTTCTTTTTTTCTTCTTCTTTAATGTCCTCTTTGACATCGCTGCGAACTTCAGCCATAAAAATAAGGTGACTACTCTTATATAGTCACCTGTATTTTTTTATTAGAACTGAACTGGTGCTGCAGGTGCAGATGCTTGTGGATTAGTAGGAACAAGGTCAGGAGTACCTATAGGTAAATCTCCACCCAATCCTCCAGCAGCACCACCAAGAGCACCAAGTCCACCAGCACCGCCAAGGACTGCCTCCATTGCCTTTCCTTTAACGTCTTCTATGATGGCCTCTCTGTTAACAAAAACGTAACCAACAGTGCCAACAACGGCAAGAGATACAACGCTAGACGCAACAGCAAGTACATTTACAATTTTTTGCATTGTCTTTAAATAAGTATTTTATTTATATCTTTCGCCAGTATAGTATGCTTTGAAATAATTTGCAAGTCCATTAGTGGTATATTGTTTCTCGCACCACTCATGAGCACATTCATATATTGCTGTTGCAGGAGATGTAGAACCAAAGTTCGCCATCAATAACCTTAAAGAATTCTGTCTTAATTTAAATTTTTCTTCTGTTAATTCTTTTCCTAGTTCATCAAACTCTTTTTCAGTAGTACCATTAACTCTGGTATCAGTCTGATCGTAAGAGACGTTGTTAGGCATTGTTCTGAAGAGTGTCTTTCTATTATATTATACTATTTTGAATTGTCAAATGTGAAAACAGTAACCAGTATTGCTAGTGTACCAACAGCAACAACAGTTAAAAATAATTCTATAGTGCAATGATGTAAGAGGTTCATAGTATTCCTAATGAACCTGCTGTTACACCTACACACATAAAAAATCCAAACTCTAGAAGATCTCTAGAGCCTGGAGGAAATGAATTCAGCAGTACTGCTAGTGGTATCATTGTAATACAAATGAAAACACATTACTGTATGCTGTTGCTGCTAGGATGCAGCCAAAAACTATGAAAGGCATTTGATTAAAACTAAAAAAACTACTCCAACCATTGCTAAACGACCATTCCATCGTTCAGCGAATCTCCAATAGTGGTGATTCCAATCTATCATGCTCCTGAAGGAACAGGGACTGGTTGCATCTGTCCCACTCTTACTCCTTTACCACCTTCGAAATCATCATCGTCATCATCACTGATTGCTCTCATGATAAGTTCAACCAATACTAAAGCACCTATGGGGTAAAAACACCATAGGATTGCTGTTAGTGGGGATATACTGTCTGTTGCGGCTACAAAGTCGCCCATTTGTTTTCCTTTGCTGATAAAGTTACGAGTAAGTATTTAGTTATGTAAAGTATTTGAAGTGAGTATATGCACCTACGACTGCCCAGAAAGCAATCATTGCAAACCTACCATTTGCTCTGTTCCAAATTGCTATGTTAGTATTTTCCATTAGAATATACCTGGAATGATTTGACCTGTAATAGAATAAGCACCTAGTGCTGCTACTATTCCAATCATGGCCATCCAGCCATTAAACTTTTCTGCTTCGGGTGTCATTGATTTTCTCCTTTTTGGATTGAGGGTTAAAAGTGACTCGCTGTGCGAGTGGTGTAAAGACCTTTTGATATCAAAAGATGCCTGGCATAACTGCACCAAACAAGATGTAGTTATGGATTGCTGCAAAGAAACCAATCATCGCTAGACGACCATTAGTTAGTTCAGCATTCTCCCAGTAATTAAAATTTTCCATTACTTCTATCTGAGGTTCAGAAGCAAACATATTTTGCTTACCGTATTCAGTAGTTGTGTAACGATCCATATTGGATGTTGAACTTGTCATTCGTTTGTAAAGAAACGTAACATAATTATATAGCAAAGATTAAATCTTGTAAAGTTTCTTTACATTCGGATCTCCGAACAGAATTAAAGGGGTCTTATGACCCCTATAATGTTAACTTATATTACTTTCCTATTCTTTCAACAGCAGCACGGGACTTCTCAAGGATGTCACCTCTCAAAGGAACATAACCTAATGTAGATGCCTTCTCTTGATACTCTGTGGAGAGTAATGTTGATAGAGTTTTCTTTACTGCATCAGTCTTACGACCATTACCAGTTTCATAAGCAAGTATCCAAGTCAGTGTAGCAATAGGATATGCTCCCTTTGCAGTTGGGTTTGGATTAACACCTGCTAGGTTCTCATCTAATGTAATACCATTCTC